CTTGACCTAATTTAAGAGTGAGCATACGAAATGCACCTTTAACAAGTTGAGATTTGGTCATGTCACGAACTTGCTTATCATTTAATACATCATTTATCTCTTTCTCTGTAGAAAGCATACCTAATGAATCAAGCACAAACATGCAAGGTTTACGACTTTCTTCATCTGATTTTAAGTATATATCAACTGCCTTTAATGCTTTACCTCTAAACTCTTCAATTGTTACAACATTTACAACAACCAACCGTGTCGTATCAACTCCACGAGACTCCAGTAATCCTTTATTGACGGCTGCTTCAGTGTCAAAATAGAGACAATACCCATCAGGGTTAGTGTCCAAAAAGTTTTTGACAACAGCCAAGGAAAAATAAGTCTTTCCAGTAGAGCTTTCACCAGCGATGGCAGTAATCTTATTACTAGAAACACCACCATAAATGGAACCGCTAACCACTGCATTAAAGATGTGTGATCCTGTGTCGATGAATCTTTCTGTTTCATCTATATCGTGTGCAACTTTTGTAAAATCATCTCCAATCTCTTTTACAATTTCTTTCAAGAAATCCATTCTTTACCCTCTTTACGATGATGTACTTCAACATAGGCTTGACACTTTGGACAAGATAAATTAGTTACGAAGTCATATGCATGGTCTTCGCCATAGAACTCTTCCTCTAAATCGTGGTCTCCACCCCAGATGAGTTCAGTGCCACAGTGCCAACAATCCATTTTATTTTTATTATACTATTTTTATTTCAATTCGTCAAGGTATTAGGAAAAAAATAGTTCTAGGTTTACAGTTTTTTCAACATTCCACCCGATTGCATCGAGGATTGCTTTAAGTGGTTCAACAAAACTTTTGTCAAATTGTAAATCGTAATCAACATACTTCTCAAGTCCAAGTTCTCTAGGAAAGTCTTGAATGAATGATATTACATTCTCTTGAATGATATTTGGTTTCTGTAGGTAAAGAAATTTGACTTTCTCTCCATTACTGATGAGTGAATATTTATTGTCCAACTTTTTCGCTTTCACATAATGATTAAACAATAATGCACCCCGTATATGTATAGGAGTTCCCTTTTCATAAATTGTAGAATGTGCTTTATACTTCTGTACATTTGATGCAGTGCGAGGAAAAGCAATCTCTTCTGGTGGTAGTTTTTTGAATTGTTTTCGGGACTCATCAATAAAATCTATCACATCTTCTTCTGTTCCATTCATCATTAACTTCAATGCATTCTTAATAAGTAAACGACAAGGTGCAGGAGTTGATGACTTCACTGCTTCAATACCCATCATCTTTAATTTTGGTTCATCATATCTTACACCCTCACTATCCCATACGTTTAGAATATATCTTTTCTTTGCTGTCCAGATGCCACGGTCTGCGATATTCTCTCGCTTCATAAACATCTTTTGGTCATAAGCATTTACGTAGTTCGCCAACGTTTCATAAGAACTCGTAATATACTTTTCAAGTTCCATCTCACAGATCTTATTAAGGAACGACACAATGCTTTCATTAGTCGTCTCTCTCCCTTTGTATACAGTTTCAACCAAAGGACCCAGATTAAGGTAGATGGAATCAGTATCGCTGGCAATAACATAGTCTTCATTCTCCGTTTTTAAAATTTTGTTTAAATACTTGTTCATACGGTTTTCTATCCAACGAATAGAAACCTGACCAGATAGTGTAATAGCTTCTGCATTGGCAAGTTTATAATAGCGTAAATATTGATTACCTATAGCACCATAAGCAGAGTTAAGGGAAATCTTTTTTGCCATCTGAATATTATTGCATCTTGCGATTTCCTTTTCAAGATTTTTTGTTGGAGTTTTTTCATACTTCTTCTTTGCAGTAATCATTCGCTTTTTGAAGATGACTCTTTCATTATACATCTTCTCCATTAGTTCTGGTAAAAATCCACGAACATCTTTCCGATACATCGCACCATTTGCACAAACAGCACTATCTTTATACATTTCAAATGTTAAATCTTGATCAAGAATTTTATCAACTGTAACAGATGGATGTCTTGTATCTAGTAAAGTCTCTGGAGAAATATTATATTGCATAATCAAATGTGGATATAGACTATTCAAATCGAAAGAAACAACCCAATCATACTTGCCAGGTATCGGTTCTTTTACATATGCACCTGCATACTTATCATTTTTATTTGAACGATTCTTTGGTGGTATCACAATATTTCTTCTCTTGAGATAGTTGTAAATTATTGTATCCCACATTCTTACCTGATAGAATACATCTTCATAGTTAACCTTTGCGTCATATGCCATTGTCAGTGCTAGTTCAATAAGTTTCATTTTGTCTTCTAATCTATCAACAAGTTCTACGTCAATGATGTTGTATTCGACAAACTTCTGCCAACCTTTTGTATAGAAGTCTTTAAATGTATCAAACTCTGAGTGGTCAAGTTTCTTTTGTCCAAGTTCAACACTTGCAATATAATCCAATCGATATGATTCTTGTGCCTTATAAGTAAACTTCTTATAAAGATCAAGATAGTCTAACTGTGAGACACCACCAATATCATATGAAATATGTCTACGCCCAGCAATATAAGTTTCTTCTTCAGTTACAAGACCCCAAGGTGACATTCTCTTCTTCAGTTTCTCACCAAGTATACGATCAATACGACGACAAAGATATGGAATATCATACAACTTACTGTTCCAACCAGTAATAACTTCTGGTGTATTATCTTCAATCATCCACCAGTTGATAAAATCTGTAAGGAGTTCGTACTCTGTTCTGAATGATTTGTATATTACATTCTCTTGCTTATTATTAAATGCACCAAGCCCCCAAGTACGAATTTGTTTTGTTGTATAATCTTGTAAAGTAATTAAGAGTATTTCTTCTGCACAAGATTCTACATCAGGGAATCCAAGTTCAGATTTAACCTCAATATCAATCGTAGTTAATTTAATTTGTTCGATATCAAACTTTAGTTCTGTTTCTGGATACTTTGATGAGATATACTGATAGATAAATCTTTCATTTCCATAAACATTAAAGTTTTCGACCTCATTATATTTTTTAATGAACTCTCGACAATCTCTTACTGTACCAGGTTCAATTGGTTCAACGGGCAAACCATCAAGTGTTTTATATTTTGTCTTTCTCTTTGAATCTACAAATAGTGTTGGGTAAAACTTTTCACGAGTTGCAAAGTGTTTACCATCTTCATATCCACGAACCAAGAAATTATCTCCGACCATTTGGACGTTAGTATAAAATCTCATTACGCAGTTAGTTCAGTATATTTGTCTATTATTGTACCAGTTGGATCAAGTATAGTCAATATATCTTCAGAACGAATCATAAAATCTGTTTGGTTTGTAATATCTGCCTTCCAAGGTTTCATATCTTCTATACTATTGAATACATATGGATTAATTAATTTACAATTAGGATCGCCTATTTCTGCATCAACCTCTACAACCTCTGCAATTAAAGTGCAATGAGCATTAAGTAAAACACATTTAATCATCTGTTTCCTCCATTTTGAATGAATCCAATTTATCTTGATATAATTTAGTTAGTGCATCAACAGGTTCTACTACAGTTAATACACTATCAACTGGTATAATCATTTGCGAATCTTTAGATAAAATCAACCAAGGAAGAAGTGAAACATCAATTCCATAATCACCTCCTTCTTTTTCCTCTTCAGTTATAAATTGTTTTTCATTTATCTCATAAGTATGTGGATTGTCTAACAAATATGCTTGTGCATGCTCCTGACCCTCTGCCATTAACTCTTTCATATCAGATATGAGTTGCTCACCTGTTTTAAGAACTGTAATTTTAATTGACATTTTTTTATCCTTCTTACATAATTATAACATAAAAAAAGGGATCGTCAAGATCCCTAAGTTCCATCTCGAACTCAATTATATTTAGAGGTAGTCCTTACGAGCATGATGTTCTGGAACTACTTTACCCAACTTAACGGTAAGAAGTCCATCTTTGAATTGAACCTCTCTGACTTCAACGTCATCTGAAAGTGCCCATTCTCTTGTGAAACTTCTTTGAGCCAGTCCCTGATGGACATACTCGGATCCTGTCTCTTTAGTTTCTTTGGATCCTTCGACAATAAGTTTTCCATATTCAGTGTAAACCTTAAGTTCTTTTTTACCAAATCCTGCAAGAGCAATCTCAAGCACAGACTCAACATTATTTACATGAATAAGATTGTAGGGTGGATAATTTGTTGTGGTTTCATAAGAATTGAAAAAATTATCTAGGTATGAATCCATACCAATTCCATTCTTAGAAATAATCTTCATTAATTCTGGAAGATTAGCAGTGTGATACTTTTGTAAGTAAGTCATAGTTCTCCTTAATAAGCGAGTGTAAGTTTTTGTCCCCGAAGGCGACACTACTAATTATAACACTTTCCACAAAAAAAGAGGTGGTAAAAACCACCCCTACACTATGAAACAAACACTTCAAAATAAAAGAGGGAGGTTGGATTCCTGTGTACCAACAAATAACGGGCATTACTACAGTAAGTAAATACGTCATTGCCTGAGACCCGATTGGTTGATCGGTTCTACCCTTGCGAGCAGCAGCACCACCTGTGTCTCATCACCTTAACCAGCGGTTGCCAGTAAGTTTATTCAGTCACTCCCATGTTGCGTCCAACATTAATAGTATAACAAATGAATTATAAGTTGTCAAGCTCGTTATTTTCAACGAACTCACGGAGATTTACAATAGTATCATGCATCATTTTAAAGAGTTCGCCTGGATTTACCTGTTGTTGAAGACCTAGTAGACCCATAGAGTCTTCTATATCTTTCTTCATCTCCTTCGCCTCAGGATCATCTGACAGAGAAAGACGAGTGTACATGAGACGTTGTTTCTCAAGTAGTTCCTCTAGATCTTCAATATGTTCATACTGTTCATCAACACTTAAGTCAGGAAAAGTAATTGCATTTGACACAATTTTCTCCTGTAGTTCATGAATTTCTACGAGTGCAGCTCGCACTTGGGCACTTTGTAAAAAGCTCATAACACTTTCTCTTTTAGAATTTTTTTATAACGAGGTACATCTATATTTAGGAAAGGCCCATACTTTTTAATTTTCATGGAAACCGAACCCCATATAGGATCTAATATTTTTTTATCAAATTTTTCTACATATCCCAACACCTTATCAAGAATCACAAGAGTCTCAATAGATACATTTCCCTTCAAGTATTCTTTGAGGATTTTCGGATGTTGGCCACTAGTATGGAAGTAACTGTCGAAACCACTCCCTTTAAAGACTCGTTCAACTTCATCTCCGAATACGTAAGCGAGCGATTGATTTCTTTTTTGCCAGTTTTGGAAGTTGGTTTCTCCATTTTGAATAATTTCTCCTATCCATACCTTAGATGGATCTTCGGTTGACACAAAGTTTGAAATAAAGTATTGAACTATTTGTTCATCACTTTTCTTTCGACTCATTCTTTCAAAAAAATATCTATCCTTTCTACCCTTAAATGAAGTAGCAGAAGCTCTAGATTTACCACCATACTTAAAGTAATCATATTTATCTTTAGTAAAGTGTTGTTTCATTGCGACATATGTTTTGTAGCATTCAAATGGTGTCACTTTCATGTTGTTTTGTGTTTATATCCAAAAAAGTTAGAGATACAATATCTACCTTGTCCATCATAATAATCTGAATTATCTATACTTACTTCTTTCACTCCATGTTCCACCCAGCCTGGAAATATGATCATTGAGTTATTATCACATGAATACTCATAATCATGTTTGGGAAAGAATAAT